AATAGAGGGTGATCGCGGATTTCGAGGTATCGATTCATACCTTGAACCAACTAGCCTTGAGGGTGGCTTCGTAGAGAACTCTGAGAATATGCGCTTGATTGGAGACCTTGCTGAGACGCGCAAGGGCATAGACTTCCTTGCAGGAGCGCTCACCTTAAGTTACTCGGCAGGCACAGAAGAAATATTTTGTAGTACGGTCTTCTCAGACCCTGCAAGTGGCGTTGAGTTCTTAGTGGTTGCGACTCGCACAAAAGCGATCATCTGGAATGACGCAAACAATTCTGGTATCGACATTGATTACCCCGGAGGCGAAGTGGTCGCTACGGCAGACGGTGCAAGCTTTGTGCAGAATTTTGAAAAACTTATTTTGTTTCGTGGCACTGATAAACGACCACTTGAATGGGATGGCAACTTTAGTAGTCCAACTGATTTTGCTGTTAAAACAGGCACTGCATCCGGTGCAGGTATTGCCTGTCCCAACTCAACCTTTGGTATAAGTTTTCGTAATCGATTAATCATTGCAAATCCTGTAACAGGTTCTGGCCCATCTGGAGATAGCAACTACAGTGTAATTATGTCGGATCTACTCAGTAGTAATAACTTCACTGCTGCAGACTCGCAATTTAGATTGAATAAAGGTAGTGCTGATTTTCTAGTCGGATTTATTCCTTACCAAGAAGACCAGTTAATCGTGTTCATGCGTAACTCCATACACATGATAAATAATGTGGCAACCACCTCTGCCGCTAACACCTACGAGATCACTCGCCAACATGGTTGCGTAGCTCGCAAGTCCATCGCACAGAGTGGCCCGCAAACCTTCTTCTTGTCGGATAACGGAGTGATCGTTTTATCACCTGGTACAGACCCCGCAAAAGGGCTTGGAGTAGCTATCAGCAAGGTAACGGGGGAAACCCTGCCCATGACGCAACAGATACAAAATCAGTTTGATGAGGTTAACTATAAGTATGCTCACTTAGCGTGCGGAGTAGTGTTTGACAATAAATACTACCTCGCAGTACCTACAGGCTCATCAACAAAACCAAACAAGGTATTTGTATACGACCTCATCTCAAGCGCGTGGATCAGCGTAGATAGCTACCCGGCAATGGCAGGCAGCCTAGCATTCCAAGTCGATGATTGGGTCATTTGCTCACATGGGAGCAATCCTACAAAGCGCAGACTCTTCGCGTGCAATCCAACAGGATTCTACTTGATGGAAGAGAACCAAACGGATGACAGCGGACGCAAGATTGGAAGTGCGTCTGAATCCGGCACAACTGCAATTGCAGGCAAACTAAAAACTCGGTCCTTCACGCTAGGCAATCAAAACGTCAAGCGTTGGAGGCGTGGGCAACTAGGAATCAAGACAGAAGATAACGATGCGTTTACAATCAAAGTAAACAGTGTCGATCCAGACAACTCTGAAACCGTCTTGAGTCACACAGCAGACTCTGCGGAGGAAACACTTTTACGCTTTGGTACAGGACGAATTCGTGGCTATGGTGCGAATGTTGAGATTACGGTCACCGCAGGCCGCCCAAGCTTTAGACACGTCAGCTTGCAAGCAATTGCAGACGGGTTGAACATTAGGACGGACATTGCATAATGGCTATCTCTGCATCAGTTACTAGGGGGTTCACTTTCGCAACTGGCGTGGAAGTGACCGCAGCCGCGCTAAATCAGCTAGGTACACCTTCGGTCTCAGTCGCAACCCCCATTGCGGTCTCCAACGGGGGGACAGGAAGCGCGAACGCAAGTGATGCTAGGTCAGCGCTAGGGGTAGGTACACTAGGCACACAGGCGAGCAATTCCATTGCCGTGACAGGTGGTACAATAAGTGGTACAATAATGACCCTGCCAAGCTATGCAGTTAGTGGCGTACCCTCTGCATCCCCAGCAGGGCAGATGATATACGTGACTGATGGAAACTCAGGGGCGGCAACGGTTGCGGTATCTGACGGATCGGCATGGAAAGTAGTAGCGTTGGGAGCAACGATATCGACATGAATATCTTGGCACAATCGCTCAAACTTTACGAGAAGCTCGGAACAGATTTGTTCAAGGACATCTCAGTCTACATGGCGCATGGATATGTCCATAAGACCCCCTATAGCTTACTGCTCGCAAAACCCGTGCGTACAGACCAGGGAAACCCGGATGCACAATGGAACGTCAATGACCCAGACGCATGGTACGTGAGGACCGCAGTGGGTGAGAGATGTATTTCAGAATTTATTAGCCGTATACCATACATCCTCCCATACGTGGGGTGGATGAGGCATACAAAAAAACAACCAGTTAGGTTTTACACGTTTGATCAAGTAACGAGGAGAATGAAATGAGCAGTCCAGATATAAATTATCCAGCCCAGCCGTCTTATGGCGAAGGTCTTTCAGAATCTTTAAAGGCGCAAGCTGACTTCCTACGAGGAACAGGTGACTTTGCAGATGTGGGAAGCTTAGAAAGCTTACTTCCACTAGAGGAACGTATCCGCAAGCAAACCGCACAGACTGACACGGATGTTCTTAGGCAGACTTTGTTGGGATCAGAATCCAAGGTTATTGAAGCACCTGACTATGCAAGTTACGTCCAACAAAATCCTGACCTCTTAGCCCAGCATAATGCTGAGAAAGCGGCAGGAAATACGCAAAGTATTGAAGAGTACGGACAACTGCATTACGAGACTATTGAAGTACCACGGGGTGCAGATGGCAGAACTATGCCTACCAAGTTTGCAATTCCTGGTGCAGAACCAGTAACCAATGAGCAAGGGCAAACTGAGAGTGCAGGGGGTGGACGGTATCAATTGGTAACGATTCCGGGTAGTGAGACGCTTGGAGATTCTGGTAGGAGTAAATCGGGCAAAGGTCCGACTTATGTAATTATTGACTCGCAAACGGGAGCAACTGCAAAACAGTTTAATTCTTGGCAAAGTTCAAACGAAGGTTTTAACGATGCGAACAGGAAGTCTAGCGAGGCTTTACAGTCTGCAATGAGCGAACTGAGTTCCATGCAAAGCACGATTGATGAATCGGGTGGGGACGCAAACGCAGTTAGTTTTCAATTTACCAACCCAAACACGGGTGAACCACTACGCGAAGGAGAGACTGTCCGTACAACTACTGGCATGGTTGACCTCCTTGGAGATACCCGCCAGTTAATTGGCGAAGACAGGACGGCAGGGTTTGACGATATGGGGAACTTCTTAGGTCTCTCAGCGCTAACTGAGGATATTGGTACAAGCCAGCAATCACGCCAACGTGAACGCGACTTAGCGGACGTGGAAAGGTTATCGTCTAGGTACAAGGACGTAATGGATAAATTCCGCGAAGAGGACATAATGACCTCAGTTGGCGAAGTTGGTGGTCCGCAAGACGTATTCCTCAATGATATGCGAAACTTGCGTGCAGGCCCAGAAGGCGAAGCAGGCCCAGTTGGCGCAACCGGACCAGCAGGCACGGCAGGGCAAGTTGCTCCGGTAGGGGTTACTTCTACCCCAGCCCCAGCAGTGTCACCTAGCGCACCAGTTGATCCAATGCTCGCACAGATCGCACAGACGGGAACTCCTACAGGTGCAGGGTTGCGTGAGACCCTAGCGAATGAAGCACTACTTGGCTTGCGTAGCGGACTTACTGAGCGTGAAGAGCGTCAGATTGCAGAGGCTGCCCGTGCTAGGTCTACGATGATGGGTAGAACCTTTGACCAGAGCGCCGCAATCGAGGAGGCAGGGGCAAGGGTTGCAGAGGACAATCAAAGAAGAATGCAGAACCTTGCACTCGCTCAATCGGTACTCGGACAGGAGGGTGGGTTGCGTATGCAAGAGCTTGCCATGCAACAAAGAAATAACCTCGATCCATTCACCGCAATTCTTGGTCGATCAGGTGGCTCAACGGTTGGACAAGCTGGGCAAGTACTTGGACAAGCAGGGTATGGACTACAAAGCGCGCCTCAGTACCTAAATCCAGAGGCGGGTCTGGGGTACATACAGACGCAAGCCACTAATGCGGCTAATATGTATGGCGCGCAACAACAACGCGCAGGCGCGGAGCGCGCAGGTCTCTTTTCAGGCGTGGGTTCACTAGCTGGAGGTTTATTAAGTAACGAAAACATCAAAATCTGCTGGGTAGCACGCGAAGTGTATGGGGTACACAATCCCGCATGGTTGTTGTTCCGCGAATGGATGCTCAATGAATCACCAAGTTGGTTTCGTGCGACCTACATAAAGTACGGTGAACGCTTTGCGAAATTCATCTCGAATAAACCACGCCTAAAAGCACGAATCCGTCTATGGATGGACTCGAAGATCGGAGGAAAATAATCATGGCACAACCATTCTTTAAAGGGAACTACGGATCAGCACTTGCGCGGGTCGATACTCGACCAATCATTGAGGCAGGGCGTGCGCAAGGTGCGATGTATGCAAATCTGGGCAATGAAGTTGCC